TAACCCTAAATTGATGCGTTGGAAAATCTGTTGGTAATGTCCAAGAAATAAAAGGTCTACCTGTAGCACTAGCATCTGTATCAGTAAAAGATAAGCCTGTTGGCGGCTTGACTGCATAAGCTGATGGAGTATTTTGTAATGCTTCTACTGGTTCTTGAGGTGGTACTTCCCAGGTATAAACATCAAAGTATTCTATTAAACTAACACCAACCAATCCATCAGAATGAAGTTCAAGTGCTTCAACCCTACAAACCTTGCCATTAAATCCAAGACCCGCATAAGTAAGAGTTACTATATCTCCAACATTAAGTTTATACATTTCTGGAGTACCTATAAACTGCATACTAGTCTGATTTCTACTACGAGTTAAAATAGCTTTACCCATATTATAAGCAATATAAGGATCTGAAACATACGGAAATTCAGCCTTAACCTCTAATACTTCACCAGAATCATCAGAAGTAAAATCATTTGCATCAGTTGTTGCTGAATGTAAAACAGTAGCAGTATCTAATTCATATTTTTTGTTAGCATTAAAAAATTCAACAATAACTTTATTAGCTTTTTTATCTTTATTACCATAATCAACACTAATACCAGAATCAGAAATTATATGATTATCTGTAATGCTAAAAGTAGAAGAACCTGTATCTTCTATCTGTAATTCATATTTACCATCAACATAAAGAAAAATACCACGCATATTAGCAAGTAATTCTTTTGCGTTATCCATAACAGTCTTATTACCATCAAGATAACCATTGCAATGAAATCTTTTAACTTGTACTAAAGAAGTACCCGATTGTGAAGAGTAGGTTTGACTTAAGGTAGCTCCTATAAAAATTTTATAATCAACTGACGATTCATTAAAAAAGCCATCCCTTCGAGCTTCAGTTATTTCTATAGCATCTAAAACACCATTTCCATTAGCATCAAATAAGCTAATTAATTCACCTACCTTGTTTTGCCACCAAGATTCTTCAGAACCTAATATAGTTATATAGTCATCTCCTGCAGTACCACTCCATGTAAGTGATTTTGCTGAACCATCAAAGTAAGGTTGATCTACTAAAGTATCAGCTTTATTTGCAGCAGTTGTAAAAGTTGAGAAATTAACCTGGCTACTTGGCAATCCCTTTCCATACTCATTGTTAAGTATAAAATCTTGAAAGCAAATAGCTGGATTATCTGACCAGCCATAAGTAGATGGAGTTGCTAGTCTTTGTGAACCAGTACCGCCATTAGTACTATCTTTTCTTTGGTCATAAACTTTTTTACCTTTAACTTGAACTGTTATTTGTGGAACTCCCTGGAACATTCCTTTAGAATCATAAATAAATGAAGCTGCTATATATGCAACGCCATTTAATTTATGTGCAGTAGTCCATTGACTACCAATGGAAGCTCTAAGCATTGGATCTGCTGTTTGTGTTGCAGCTCCATGATGTGCGTTAAATACATATCTATAACCGCTTGAAGCTGGATTAGTACCAAAAGTACCACCAGTTAAATCTACTGAACCGGTTGTTTGATTTGCTGTACAAAGCGAACCAGCACCAGAGGATATTTTATCTGAACCAATATAACCACCATTTCTAAATTGATTGGGGTCTCTTAGTGGGTTTCCATCTATTTCTAAAGTTTCAAGCATTATTTCTTCAACTTCGCCTGCACTAAGTGCATAGACTACGAATAGATGTTGGGATGAGTTTGATGCAGTGTCCATATAAACAATTTGACAACCTACCCTTCGATTTCCATAGATAACAGGCAACTTGCCACCAGCAGCAGTTTTGTTGGCCATAATGTCTTGACCTTTAGCCAACATAGCTCTTGTTTGCAGATAGCCTTTTACGCCAACTGCAAGGGTTGCAATTGTCATTGCAGCCTGGAATCCTTTACTGGTTACAAATTTGAATATTGCAGAGCCAATTGCTTTAAAAAATTGACCCACTTATGAACCCCACCTAACATCTGATTTAACCTGAGTTGCAAATTCAAAACCCTTATCATTAGCACTAAATGCTTCTTGAGATTCTTGACTGTAGTGCCTGCCTTTAGTTAAATTCCAATTACTCCAATGACTAGCAACAGTCATTGTTAATAAAGAACTATCAATACTTTCTGCAATAGATACATTTCTAATTGTTCCAGTAAAGTAATTTATTGCACCTACAATAGCTTCATTGGCATCAAAATATGCTAAATGTATTTCTACTGTTTTATCTGTAAAAGCTCCTGTTTGTACTAATGATCGAACTTGGTCTGTAATATTAGAAAAACCTAAATTAATTTCATCAACCTGAAGTTGTCCTGTTTCAGTTATTGAATCTACAGTTAAAAATGAACCACCAGCCTCATAACTATTAGAATCATAAGTAACATTAGAATACCAATCAGTTAATCTAATAGTAGTTGATAAATTAAGCTCAACAAGAAAAGCTGTTTTAGTTGCTGTAGAAGATACTTGGGTTTGTAAAGCAGTAGATAGACTTCTTGGCATTAGCTAATAACCTCTCTAACATCAAATGAAATACTGTAAAAACCACTAGCATCAGTAGAATACATAATTTCATTATTTTCTAAATAGACTGTAAATTCTGGTTTATTAACTGTTACTGCTACATTATCTGTTAAAGCTGTTATTAAGTTGGGAGATATTTGCAGAGTTAATGCACCATTGCTATCTGCATCAATATTATTTTGTACCATATAAACCTTACTATGATTAGCAAACTTTACTAAATCACCTGCTTTTAAAGCCCCTGTCTGGCTAGCTGTAAAGCCATCTAAAGCAATCGTAGCATCGCCTGATACATGACTTCCTACTACTTGTATGTCTGTTTCACCTTTTGCTGCTCCTAAATTATCTAATGGAGCTGCAATAGTAAAATCTTCAAAAGAACCTTTTTGTTTTTGTAAAAATGCAAATACTTCATTAGCTTTTTCTTGTTGCATTGCTGGCATTGCAACTGTAAAGCTAAAGTATTGTGAACCTATTTGTCTGACTTGTTTTTTACCTGATAAAGTTTGGTTTAAAAGTGTTGGCCTATTATCTTTAAAATTTAAAGATCTAAAATTTGGGTCTGTAGGAAATTGTCCAGCCATTACACCACTCCCATTTTGCCCTGGTTATTCATGGCATTATTTATAATTGAAGTTATTAATCCTTTTCTTGATGCTAGTAATTGATCGAATCCAGCAGCATCTACTGTTGATATATTAAAGTTTACTGTAGGTGCTGACTGCATAGACTGACCCTTAGTATGATCTATGACTGTTTCTCTGGGATGTACCATAGCCATAAAGCCACCCTTGCCATCTAAACCACCAGCTCTTGCTCCATTTCCTGTATAACCACCACCATCAAAATCACTCATTCCATCAACAGCACTTGCAAAATTACCATTAAATAAATTACCAATATCTTTTATAGATCCTTTTGCCATGCCCACTAATTTTTGTACTATAAATACTTGTATTAATTCATTTATAACTGCCCTGGCAACTGACGTTGCTAAATCTTTAAAATCACCAAATTGTTTTTTTGTTAAGTCAAAGAAATCTGTAAATGCGGTTGTTAATTGACCATCTATCGTATCTGCAAATTGTTTTACTACTATTATGTTTTTTTTCACTTCATCTACTGTTGAAGTGTCGGCAAAAGCAAGGGCTTTTATTTCATTTGCTTTCCTTATTTTTGTAATTTTATCAAGAAGCTCACCTCTCAAAAGAATATCCTCTTTTAGGGTTTCTTTAATATCTTTTCTAAGCTCTAAACCTTCTTCATCCTCTCTTTTATTAAGTCTTAATGCTGAAGTTGCGGCTACTATTCCATGCTGTAGTTTTTCATACTGGCTCTCTAACTCTTTCAAACTTTTAATTTCTGGATCAGGGTTTATTAATCCCATAGCTTCACCAACATCTAAAAATGCTGTTGCTATTGTTATTAATTCATTTCTAATTGGAGTTAATACCTGTCTTTGCATCCTGTTCATAGCATCATTAAATCTTTCCGCATCTCTTATAGTTTCTTCAGGTATAACCCCTGTTGCTGATGCAGCTAACTCATCCATTGCAACAGTACCACTTTTTATAAGATTGGCCATTTGTATACCAACTCTTGAGCCAAATACTTGAGCTAATAAACCACTTCTTTTTAATGGATCTTGTATTGCTTCTAGGCTTACAAAAAATTCTTTAAATAAATCTTCTGTTTTTTTAGTTTTACCGCCTGTATCTTGTAAAGAAATACCCATTTCTTCAAAAGCACGTTTAGCTAAACCAGTACCCATAGTAGCTTCACCAACACCCTTGGCAAAAAATCTAAGTGCTTTAGTAAACCCTTCAGTGCTAATTCCAGACTGTTCAGCAGCAAATTGATATTGTTGTAAAAATTTAGTGCTGACATCTACTGAATCTGCTAATTTTCCAATATCATCTGCTAGTTGCAATGATTCGTTAGCAAATTGCACTACTTGCCTAACAGCAAAAGCACCAGCAAAAGCACCAGCAAGTTTTTTCATAGCATTTTGTGTGCTATTAATATTCTTGTTAGTTTTCTTAAATGCTCCGCCTGTTTGATCGGTAGCTTTTATTCTTAATTTATAATCAGTTGCCATCTTTTATCTGCCTATTTTTTTCCTCTAAATATGCTAACCATCCTGTAAATTCGGATAAGGTCATTTTTTCTTCTAGTTCCTGAAGTGTGCAATGCAACATTTCAGCTAGATAGTATTTAGCAAATAAGTCCTTATCCTCAATTACTTTTTTGCTTGTTCTTCTACAGTTGGTGCTGACATTATTTCAGTTGCAACCCTAGCAAGAACATCTTTATCAACTCCATTCATAAGTGTATGTTTGTCTGATAAATCAAACACCTTTTCACCTTCTGAATCCAAGGCTTTATAAAGTAAGCAATATGCCATTAAAGCAACATCATCGTCTTTTGCGTATCTTTGCAATTTAGACATTTCAGCTAAAGTTAATGGCTTTGCATAAACCTTTAGAATTTCATCTCCATCACTCCATTCTGGAATCTCAATCTCTTTTATTTCTAACCCATCAAAATGGGCTTTTGCCTTATCTATTAATTTCATAATTAATAGGTAGTTGTAGTTAATCCGCCTGTACCTTGTATTGAAATTGATGCTTCAACAAGTCCATCAAATGATGAGTTTATTGATTTACCGGTAACAATAGCTGATCCAGTTAGTTTCACATCCCCACTAGCAGTGCCTTCTGGTGCAAAATTTAATGTTACTGTTGCACCTACAGCCATAGCTGTTTGCCCATTTGTATCAGTTTCATCATAAAGTACATCAATAGAACCACTAAAATCCTTAGTAGAAGCTAAGTATGATTTTGAAGCATCGCCCATTGAAGTATCCTCAACAGTATCAATAGTTTCATCTATACTAAAACTTCTAATTTCAGCTATGGAGTTTGAGCCAACTTGTACAGTTCCCTCTTTTCCTAAATGTGTTGCCATTTTTTATTCCTCG